ACCGCATTTACAGACTCGATCAAGTGCAGGCTAGCTGATAGTGTCAAGGATGTGGAATTAACAGTTGATGGCTTTCAGGATGTGGCGGCATCTCAAGTCGATGAACTGTACAATTCTATGCTTGGCGCATCGGGAATAGTTGGTCAATATCCTGAAGGGTATGGCGCATCTAAGGTTGGTAAGGAATTTGTTGGCATCTTGTCCAATTATGAAATGCGCTATCCGTTAGCGGAAGCCGCGGCATTTAGCACTACATATGCTGGCACTGGTAATCTGTATTACACGCGCTCGCTTGGATATACAACCATGAACGGTGCTGGCACTAGCCCATTAGCATCAGTTGATTATGGCGCTAGTCCTGCTGGCTCGATGTATGGATTCATTAGGTTATACACGCTTACTGGGACGACGCCAGAATTCAGTGCTAGTATTCAAAACAGTTCTGATGATTCAACTTGGACCACCGCGCTTGTAATTACAGACAAGGCTAGTGTGGCCGCGGTAGGAATCTCAAGTGCATCATGGAGTGCAATCACTGGCGCATCGCGTTATCGCAGGGTATCAATTCAGCTTGCTGGCACCAGCCCATGCGCGACATTTATGGTAGCAGCGAGCTAATTTAGGAAACTTATCCGTATAGAAATAAAGCCTCTATAACGGATAGTTTTCCCGACTACAAATAAATACTATTACATCGAAAAAAGTAAATGTAGTAGGGTTATTTGTAGAGTTTAGCGACAAGTACATCGACAAATAAATACTGCTATATGGAAAATTGCAAATGTAGCAGCTATTATTTGTAAGCAGAAAACTTATCCGTTATAGATAGCAATTATTCTAACCCATAAGTTTTCTCAAGTAGGTAGTTGATCGAGTGTATGTAGCCCATAGTTCTGGCGGGCAGTGGGCATCCAGAAAGGGTTGAGGTAATAAGATATGGCTAAATTAGTAGCAAGGAACGCATCGTTAGGTGTCGATGATAGTGCAGGCACTTGTCGCGCTATCTCCGGCAAAACAAACGAAATCACATTGCGCTACACTGCCGAAGTGCCAGAGGTTACAGGTTTCGGTGATGTAGTCAAGCAGCGCGTTGCTGATTCGATCAAGGATGTCGAGCTTACTATGTCGGGCTTTATGGATACCGGAGCGAATGAAACTGATATAGTAATGTATGGCATTCTTGGTGGCAGCACGCGCTTTGCGCTTGGGCCTTCTGGTTCAGGCAGTGGCTGCGTTATGTATACTGCGTGTACGATATTGAGCAGCTATGAAATGTCGTTTACGTTGATGGATGCAGCTAAAATCTCAATGACCATGGTGGGCAGGTCTGGCTCACTAACACGGACCACATTCGGATAATATTATACTGAGGAGATTGACAATCTAATGACAAGTACTAAAAGGAAGATGCCGATCAAGACGGCAAAGATTGAACTAGAAGGCGATTGGGAAGGCTGGAATTTCACCGCGCGTACCAATCCGACATTAGGGATGTTTGCTGACGCGGCAAGCGGTAACTTTGATCGTATGGCGGAAGCATTGTCTACTATGGTTGTGGAATGGAACTTTGTAGACGAGGAAGGCAATCCTCTTCCGCAGCCTAAAGAAGAAGGCGCGACTAGCATGCTACCGCTCGATCTGACATCAACTGTTATTAGCTCAATCATGGATCGGATTGCCAAGCTCCCAAACGCCTAGAGGGAGCAATCGTCGAGCATGTCTTGACGGGCGCTCCGATGCCAGTAGAGTTGTTGCGAGTACTAATTAGTAAGGAGTTCAATATACCGCTGAATGTAGTTGATGATTGCGATGCAGGGGATTTGCTCATATCATGGAATATCTATCAACTATATGAAAATGAGCGGTACGAGAAGAGTCAGTACAATAGTGGCTCAAGATCAGATGATTGATTGTTGATATTGACATTACCAGTACAAGTATATATCAGGTACGGAGATAACGCACTTATCACGTACATGTAGCAGACAAGGGGTCCGCGCTTAGTAATAGGCGCGGATTTCTTCTAGATAGGCAGGCAACATGAGTCCATTGATAAATAATGGCAGCATACTGATGACTACTAGAGCGTTCGATTACTCTAGTAAAACGTTTCAGCAAATAAGCAACTCCTACACCAATATGGTTAATCGGATCGAGACGCAAGGTAAGCGGCTCAGTACTTCGATGAACATGGCGGTCACGCCGCGCAAGTGGGTGCAGACCTGGGATAGCAATATCAAGGCCATGCGTCAAGCCGCGATTGAGTATGATAAGGTTACTAATACCTTCATTGCTAAAGAAGATATTATCAAGAAACGTGGTTGGTATAGCAAGGTTATAGTCCCCGCTGGTACATCCCTGCCTTGGAAGATGGTTGGCTATTCACCGCGCGATGTGCAAGGAATTGCTAATGCCTCCGCCGCCATGGCTGACTTTGCTGTCAAGACACAAACTTCTGCTGCTGCCATAGGTATGCTGTCACAGCGACTTCAGGCTGGTCTAGGCTCATTAGCTAAATTTGCTGGTACGCTACAAACTACCGGCCTAGTTATGACTGCTACTCTTACTACTGGCATAATTGGACTCGGCTCAGCAGCTAGTAAAGTAACTATTGAGTACGACAAGGCAATGCGCAACGTGCAAGCCACTGGCCGTCTAACTGAAGCGCAGACTAAGAAGATATCTGACAACATTATAGCTATGTCGCTCGATCCTAAGAAGTCAGTTGCCTCGCCCGCTGATCTAATGAGCTCATTTTGGGAGATTCAATCTGCTGGTATTCGAGATACCGCTAGCGCGCAAAAGGTGCTGGAAGCTTCCACTAAGGCGGCTACCGCTGGCTTAGCCGATCAGCAAACTACTGCCCGTGGTCTATCACAAGTAGTCAATGCTTATGGTAAGGATGCTAATCTAGCCGCTGATTTTGCCAATACTATGGTACGCGCGGTCGATGTCGGTGTTTTCACGTTTGATAGCTTGATTGGCTCAATGGGCAAGTGGTTGACTACTGCCGGCATGGTGAAAGCTCCATTTGAAGAAGTGGCAGCAGGTATTGCAACTATGTCGCAGATGGGCATGTCAGCCGATGAGGCTGGCACTGCTATGAACCGCATGCTAGTTGGCTTCTTGCGCCCCGCACCAAAGGTAGTTGAAGCTGCGGAGAAGATCGGTCTTGACATGTCTGCTAATACGATCAAGACTAAAGGTTTTGTTGGCGCAATGGCTGACATCAATGAGAAGCTAGGTCTGTACAATGCTATTACTGCCGAGGACCGTACTGGCAGAATTCGCGATATTGATGATCAGATTACGCAAACTCAGAACAGGATCAGAGAGGCTCAGGCCAACAAGGAAGGTACTGCTACACTAAAGACCAAGCTAGCCGCACTCAAGGATGAACGTACTGAAATTGTTGATACTATATTTAGCCTGAAGACATACGAGCAATTGATCGCTGATATATCAGCGCAGAAGGGCATTGATCCAGGATTGGTCGCGCAAATCTTCCCCGACATTCGGCAGCTACGTGGTGCGTATGCCCTACTCATGGATGATATGAAAGCATTCAATGAGAACGTTGCCCTGCTAGGTGATAAGACTGCGCTACAAAAAGTATTCGATGTACAGACGACATCATTTGAGAGTAAGCTGCAAACAATCAAAAACAACTTTATTGCTATTGGTATAGTGGTTGGCAATATTGTGCTACCGATAGTAATTGACTTTCTGAATACTGCTGTTATTCCGTTGATTGATAAATTTAGAATGCTTACCAAGGATGCGCAAACAGGCATCATCAAGCTCGGTATGGCTTTAGCAATCTTGGGGCCGACATTACTGATAGCTGGTGTGTCGCTCAATATTATAGCAACTGGACTAGGGCATTTAGTAAGATTGATGACCACGCTTATCTTGGGTAAGTTTGGTGCGTTTGCCCTAGTTGGTAAAGTAATAAAAGGTATCGCGTCATTTGTCGGCGCGCCAATTACAGCCATTGCATTATTGATCGGAGCAGTTGCTTTACTGAAGACTGCTTGGCAGGATAACTGGCTTAATATTCGCGACGTTGTTTATCAGATAGCGCCAGACCTAGCTGAAACCATTGATAAGATTACGTCTGCTATTGATAAAATTGGTCCAGCCATAGCTCAAGTAGTGGATGTTATAGTGGCAGCAGTTGCTCCC